ATGGTTTTCATTGGAATTGGAGTTTTGGGTTCTATAGGTATTTTAGCTTCTTTTGATTGGTCGGCTTGGAGTGATGTTAAAGACTTGCCTTACACATTCCCTGAAGAGTATGCAGTCATGAAACAAGAGTTTACAACACTTTTGACACTCGCTTTCTCCACATTGTTAGGAAGTCTAGCGATTGGATCTATTTTAATAGCCTTAGATAGAATTATTGCTCACCTTTCTGTAATGAATGAATCTATGAGAAGAATGAGATACGCTATAGAAGAACAAAACAAAGACGTCAATTAATGGCGTCTTTTTTATGTATAAAAATAAAAGGAGATGATTATCATGGCAGACAATAAGTCGTGCGAAGTTAAAAAGGGTAGAGCTTGTTTTAAGTGTTTGGTATGTAGCTTTAAAGATACTATTGAAGTAGACCGAGGTGTAGAAATTCTTCCTTGTCCGAAATGCAAAGGGGCATTTGTTGACATTTGGCATGCAGCTAAACATATTGAAACGAAAAGAGAAAGAGACAAACTTAAAGTAAACATCAATGTGTCTGATGCACTAAAAGGATTAAAAGCAGTACAACGTGAAGCAAGGAAAGCTACTGCTGCAGTGAAAGAATTGGAAGAGGCATATAACAAAATTAAGCCACTAGCTGGACATAAACCTCGAACGATGGTCTTTGACGAAATGCATGCCACATGTCATCAGTGTGGCAGTAGTAAAACCACACTTCATTCTTTAGGTGATAATGTCAAAGGGGTTAAATTGATTTGTGATGATTGTGGGTGGGATTATGAAAGTAACCTGTCGCAAAAAAAATGTGGAGTGAGAGGAGAAACGGAATGAAAAAATCTTACTTTTCCGGTAGTACAATGGCCGACTTGAGGTATAGGTTTCCGCATGTGAGTGAATGGGATTTTAATTTTCTTTTGAATCATCATATATATCATGACGAAACTGTTAATCTGCGTGCCGAGGGAAACATTATTGCGACTATCCCAAAAGCAATATTAAAAATAAGTGAAGCAGCTGCAAAGGATTACGGATTGCCAATGGAAATAGAATTATATTCTAAAGATAATACGTTCCTCCATATTGATTGTGGTGATGAGCGCATTCCTTTTAGAGAGGTGAGTGATTGATAATGAATCAACTAGAAACAACCATGTGCAATAACTGTGGTCATGTTTTTAATATTGTCTTTAAAGAAAAAAGCCACCCAAATAATATCAAGGAAACTTATATTGAATGTGATCGATGCTATTTTCATTACACATCTTTTGTGACTGATTCTAGAGTAAGGAAGCTCCAGAAAAAGAAGGATCAATTAAAAGGGGCGATCCATATAGAAAGACGGCTAGAACTACAAGACCAGATCAATGCACGGATGGCAAGGCTTAAAGATAATCTGATTAGATTTGGTCGTGCAGATTTATGACACGCAGATCATTGAAGCCTTGTAAAGAAGTGGGCTGTAATAATTTGACCAGGGAAACTTGGTGCGATATTCATAAGAATATGGCTCAGGAATCTAGTAGGATTTACAATCAATATAAACGGAACCAAAAGGCTAACTCCTTCTACCATTCGACTGAGTGGACAAGGGTTAGGAAGCTGGCTCTTATTCGAGATAATTATTTATGTCAAAGATGTTTGAAACAAAAGAAACTAACGAAGGCACAAGTTGTACATCACAAGGTTGAGTTGCTTGTCGATTGGTCAAAGCGTTTGGATTTAGACAACTTAGAAAGCCTTTGTCATCGATGTCATAATCAGATAGATCATGGTGGATGATATTACCATGTGTTTACCAAAAAAACCAAAGGAATCCCCCTGCCCATTTTTTTACAAACACTCATTCGCTAGGAGCGCCGCCCAGTCAAGCGCGCAAAAAAATCCGTTTTTGCAATATTTTCAAGGAGGTGTAAAAACGTGGCTGGAAGAAATAAACAACCTTTATCAGTAATTCAAGGTAAAGGAAGGTCGAACCATTTAACAAAAGACGAAATAAAGAAGCGTCAGGAACATGAGGAACGAATAAGAGGTCATACTGATAAAGTTGATCCACCATCTTATTTATTAAAATCACAAAAAGATGAGTTTGAAAAGTTGGCAGTTGAATTGATGAGATTGAATATTTTCAGCAATCTTGATGTGGACAGTTTAGCTAGATACGTTGATTCAAAAGATCAATATATTAAACTTGTGCGCGTATTGAGGAAGACTAAGCCAGCAGATGATTTTGACTTATATTCTAAAATGCAACGAAGCAAGAATTTACTTTTCAATGAATGCAGGTCAGCTGCTAATGATCTAGGGCTTACGATTACATCTCGCTTGAAATTGGTTATTCCAAAAACGGATGAAGATACAACACCAAAAACGGATGAAGATACAACACCAAAAACGGAAGCTGAAAAACGCTTTAATGGACGATTATGACTTTTCTTGAGCGAGTATTTGACTACAGCGAAAAGATACTAAACGGTGAGATCAGGGCGGGTAAAAAACATATCTGGGCAGTTAAGAGGTTTATACGAGATTATGAAGAGTGTCAATTAGATGACAGTCTTTTTTATTTTGACGAAGAAACGCTTGATGACTTTTATTGGTTTGCCCATGAATTCAAACATGTTGAAGGAGTCTTAGCTGGCCAGCCTATTGAGCTGGTAGATTTTCAACTGTTTTTAGCTGCTAATATTCTATGTTTCAAAAAGAAAAAGAATGACGCTCGAAAAATCCGCAAGGTTTATATTCAGTTAGGAAGGAAAAATGCTAAGTCTCAGTTCCTAGCAATTATTTCAGGATTCATTACTTTTTTTGGTGATGAAAAACAGCGTGTGTTTATTGCAGGTTGGACTAGAGATCAATCCTCTGAGGTGTACGAGGCCGTTTTATCTGGTATTAAAACTAGTGAATTGTTAGAGGGTAAATGGAATCAAGCATATGGAAAAATAAACATTTACAAAAATGAATCGGTTATCATTCCTTTATCTAAAGAAGCTAGGAAAACAGGTGACGGTAAAAACCCATCTGTTGGAATTGTGGATGAGTACCATGCCCATGAAACAAGTGAGATTTATGACGTTCTAGCCTCTGGGATGGTTGCTCGTAAAGAGCCTTTAATGTTTGTTATTACAACAGCAGGCTTCAATTTATCGTTACCTTGTTTTAAAGAATATGAGTATGTTAGTAAATTACTAGATCCAGATATGCCTCAAGAGAACGATGAGTATTTTGCCATTGTTTGTGAACTCGACAAGGACGAGGAAGGAAACTTGCTTGATGACATTAAGGATGAATCGAATTGGATTAAAGCAAATCCAATAGTCGCAACATACGAGGAAGGCTTAACCTCTATCCGTTCAGAATTGAAAGTTGCCTTAGAACAGCCTGAAAAAATGAGAAGCTTCATGACAAAGAATATGAATGTCTGGCTAGACTCTAAACCAAACGGTTATATGAACATGGCAAAATGGAAGACAGCAATTATTAAGTCTAAAGACGTTCTTCCTTATCCGGTTTTTCTTGGCTTGGATTTATCCAGTACTACAGATTTAACAAGTATCGGAAAGGTGTTTCAACTTCCGGAAAGAAAATTCATTGTACAACAACATTCATTTATGCCAGAAGATAAACTGTCAGAGAGAATTAATACAGACAATGTCCGCTTTGATTTGTGGAGGGATCAGGGTTATTTAACAACTACTCCTGGAAGTGTAGTCGATTATAGTTATGTGGAACATCATATTTTAGATATGCGTGACCAGGGCTATAACATTATCGAAATTGATTTTGATAAATGGAATGCGACCCATCTTGTTCAGATATTAGAAAATCATGGTTTTACTATGGTGGAAATTCCGCAATTTTTAAGGCACTTATCTGCAGCTACTAAGGAACTGCGGAGCGGCGCTTACCGTAAAGAAGTTAATCATTTTGGTGATCCATTATTACATTGGGCGTTAAGTAATGCCGTCACTAAGCAAGACGCACAAGAAAACATCATGTTAGATAAAGATAAATCAATTGAAAGAATCGACCCTGCCGCAGCTATTATTAATGCTTTCTCCAGGGCGATGGCAGGAGAACAAACACAAGATTTAAGCGCCCATTTCTTAAATAATTGGAGGATGTAAAAGATGGAGAATAAAGAGTTGGAATTTTTCAAAAAGTTGCGTGATGTATCAAGTGATATTGTTAATGCAATAAAAAGCGAAGATGTAAAGGAATTAGAATCTGCAATGGGTAGATTTTTATATTTAATGGTGCAGGCAGAGGCGTTGAAGTAGATGGGAGGTTTTAATATGGGATATTTAGCAAAAGGAAAAATACCAGCCTATTTTATCAGAATGGATGATGAAGAATATGAAAGACTGTATAAAATCTTTAAAAGAACAAAGAACAGGCGAATAAAGAAGAAGATCGCAAAACGGATTGATTCTCTAGTCAAACCTTTTACTGAAAAGGAAGCCTTAGAATTATTACTACCTGCAGGAGTGAACATTAATGGCAAAAGCAATTAAGGATTTCATAACAGCATTTTTTATTTCATTCTTCACCAAATGGTTGGAGGATTTTTTTATTTTATCAGCAGTTATCATAGTGGTTGTAAACACCTATTTAATTACAGTCATTAACTATAATATCTTGGCTGGTAACTATGTACTGGCAGCCTTTTTATTTATTATTGGCATTTTCATTGCGAGGAGGTGAAGGAGGTGATAAACATTGTTATTTAGACAAGCTTTTACTCCTAAAGCACAAACAGAATCAACCGATTTAAAAAATCCAGCACCTTGGTTTTTAAAGATGTTTGGCCATGAAACCAATAGCGGTGAGAAAGTGACTGTTAATTCAGCGTTGGGTGTTCCTGCTGTATATGCTTGTGTCAATATACTAGCCAATGGTATTGCGACTTTACCTATGCAGGTATTTAAGCGAACAGCTACAGGACGTACTAGAGACAAAAAACATGCTGTTGCTAGATTATTAGAAACTAGACCTAATCCGTATCAAGGACCATTTAAATTTAAACACCTGATTGAAACCCATAGAAATCTATGGGGAAATGCTTATATTAATATTGATTGGGGAGCGGATGGAAGACCAAGGGCATTATGGATGTTGAATCCATCCAAGACAGATCCGGTCGTTGATACTAAGACGAATGAACTCTGGTATCACACAGTCTTGCCTAATGGCGATAACGTGAAAATCTGGCATGGCGACATTATCCATCTTACCGCCTTATCCACCGATGGTATTAAAGGAAAATCACCTATCCAAGTGATGAGGGAATCTATCGGTAGTGCACAAGCAGCTCAAAAGTTTAAAGTACGGTTTTTCCGTAATGGTGCTTCTACTACCGGTGTTTTAAAAGTAGATGGTATGTTAAATAGTGAGGCGAAAGATGTTGTACGAAAAGAGTGGGAGCGTGCCAATACTGGAATCAACAATGCCCAACGTGTGGCCATATTGGACGCTGGTCTCGATTATCAGAGTATTCAAATGCCACTGAAAGACGCTCAATTTGTGGAGAGTATGAAGTTTGATAAAACGGAGATCGCAACCTTTTACAACATTCCTATGCATATGGTCAATGAACTAGAGAGAGCTACTCATTCTAATATCGAACAACAGGCCATTGATTTTATACGGAACACATTAAGTCCAATTTACACGCAATATCAAGAAGAATTTTCTTATAGTCTTTTTTCGGAACGTGAGATGTTAAATTATTATATCAAGTTTAACTTAGAGGCGTTGCTTAGAGCGGATAAGAAAACACAAGGTGAATTTTACAAGCTAATGACTGAAATTGGTGCTTATAGTATCAATAAAGTACTTGAATTGGAAGATGAGGACGCCATAGAAGGTGGAGATAAACACCGCGTGGACCTCAACCATGTATCGCTTGATATTGCAGATGAGTATCAACTTGCAAGAGCGGGATTATTGAAAGGAGGTGAGGAAAATCAAGAAGAGTAATTATCAAACGCCTGTCTATATGAGTGCTACACCGATTAATTCTAAGAAGCATAATCAATTGATGACGGTGAAAAACCTCACCTCAACATCTGCTGATCTTTATATCTATGGTGAAATTGTGGATAATACAGATTGGAAATGGGATGAAGCAGACGTTATGCCGGATGATGTACTTGACGCGTTAAATCAGGTAGATGGTTTGGATGAATTAAACATCTATATTAATAGCCCAGGTGGTTCTGTATTTGCTGGTCAAGCTATTTACAACATGCTGAATCGTAATAAGGCAAAAAAGAATGTGTATGTAGATGGAGTAGCGGCTTCAATGGCTTCCGTTATTGCGATGGTTGGAGACACTATTTATATACCATCCAATGCCTATTTAATGATTCATAAACCACTAACTATAGCTATCGGCAATGCTACTGATTTTAGAGATATTGCAGAAAGGTTAGATGTGTTAGAAGAAGGACTTATCAACGTTTACAAGGATAAGCTGAAAACAGATGTTGATATTGAGACAATAAAGGCTATGGTCGAAAAAGAAACATGGCTGACTGGTGACCGAGTGGCTGAATATTTTAATGTAGAAGTGACAGAACCGAAAGCTATTGCTGCATGTGCAACGGATATCTTAGCAAGGTATGATAAAACACCGTCGAAACTTGTTGCTATAGATGGAGGTAAACCAAACAACGAATCACAACTGAATAATGAAAATGAATTAATTCGTTTTCAAAACGAACTGGACCTACTAGCATTGTAAGGTCTATTTTTATGCGAAAAATAAGGAGGAATCACATTGAAAACAACATTTGAAAATGCATTACAACGCTTAATGCGAAATAAGAAGGTACTATCTGTGACTATGAATGGTGCGCAGGGTATGACAAAAAGAGAGCAAGAACTGCGTCAGAATGTATCTGATTTAAGAGATGAGGCAAAGGCTCTTATGGACGATGGGAAGCAAGGTGAAGCGAAAACAAAGCTTCAAGAAGCTAAAACTGCTAAAGAAGAATTAGACAACTTCCTTGTGTTAAAGAATGATTTTGAAGGAATTGTCATTCCGGAACCACAAGGAGCGGCTGGTGCTAATCTTCCGAATCCAAAAAAGGAAGAAGAACCACCAAATTATAAAGCAGTATTCTTCAAAGCAGTTCGTGGACAGTCTCTGACAACAGAAGAGAAAGAGGTTATGGATAGATATAAAGCTCGTATTTCATCTGAAAATGGTGAAGATGGCGGTTATATCATTCCAGAGGACATTCAGACTCGCATTAACGAGTTACGACAGTCTAGTGATGATCTACGTCAATATGTAACAATTGTTCCTGTTTCAACTAATAAAGGTGCTCGAACATTAGAACGCCGTGCAGATCATACTCCTTTCGCTCCATTATCTGAATATGGAGATCCAAATGCAATGGAGGAAATTGAATCTCCGCAGTTCGATCGTTTAACTTATGCGATTGAAGACTATGCTGGTTTCTTGCCAGTGCCTAATACAGTTTTAGAGGATACAGACCAAGCACTTGAAGAATATTTGATCAAATGGATTGCTAAGAAAGGGAAAGCAACGGATAATCATTTAATTCTTCAACAGGTTAATACCATTCCGAAAGTAGACTTGGATGGGATTAAAGGAATAAAGACTACTTTAAATGTAACACTTGATCCTGCCTTCTCTGAATCTGCTACCATTTATACAAATCAAGATGGTTTTAACTACCTTGATAATTTAGAAGATAAAAATGGTCGTCCGTTATTGCAGCCAGATCCAACACAGGCGACACGTAAATTATTATCAGGTGTTCATCCAGTTGTTGTATTATCCAATAAAACTATTGCAACTAATGGTGGAAAAGCACCATTTATTATTGGGGTTTTAGGAGAAGCAGTTGTTCTTTGGGATCGAAAACAATTAGTAATTGATAAGACTAAAGAAGGCGGTAATGCTTGGAGAACAAACACTACTGAGTTTCGTGCCATTATGCGTGAAGATGTAACTACGTGGGATACAGAAGCGGTTGTGTTTGGTCAAATTGATGTATTAAGTGGAGGTGTCGAAGGATAATGACAACCTTTAAAGCTGTAGTAACACAAGATGTAAAACCTAACCGTCTGTTGTCTTTAACAGGCGGTAACGGTATGCCACAAATTGCTATTACTGAACCTGGTGACACTCCTGATTTTAAATCAACAGGTGACCTTAAAGAAGGGGTAGAGGTAACGGTTACCTTAAAAAATGAACCTATTTGGGAAGTAGAAACAGGAGAAGATTTATCAGCAGGTGCTTATGTCGAAGTTGGTGAAGATGGCGTTATTGTTGCCTCTGAATCTACTGGCATTGGTTATGTAGCAGAGGCTGTGGAAGAGGGGAAGCTTGCTAAACTTGTGAGACAGACTAGTGGCGGAGCTGGTGAACAGGGTCCACGTGGTCCAAAGGGGGATAAAGGAGATCAAGGAGAACCTGGCCCTAAAGGTGATAAAGGCGACCCAGGAGATAACCAATTTACAGCTGATGAGGTTGCGACGCTGAAAACGTTAATTGATACCGGAGAGGGCGAATAATTCGTTCTCTTCTTTATTTGAGGTGATGTTATGCAAGTAAATGAAATTAAAGAATACTTGCGAATTGATCATGATGAGGATAACAAAATGCTCGAATCACTTATTACTAGGGCGAAAATCTATGTTAAAAATGGTGTAGGTGAGATTGATGAGTCCAACGAATTATTTAAGATGGCTGTGACTGTGCTTGTCGGCCATTGGTACGATAACCGAGAGTTAGCTAGGATAGGAAATGCTTCTTATCCCATCCCTCATTCATTTGAAGCTATTATTCAACAATTGAGGTATTGCTATAAGGAAGTTGGTGCCATTGAATGAATTCAGGTCATTTTAGACATCGATTAATTTTCCAAAAACCTGCAGGTGGAACGGATGATGAGGGTTTCCCTATCACTGACCCTACTGAATATACAAAAGCGTGGGCCAGTTTAAAAACATTAAAAGGCCGTTCTTTTTATGCTGCAGCTACCAGCAACAACGAAAACATGAGAGATTTTCAGATTCGTTATCAACCAAAGCTATCGGACGAAAAGCGCCCAAAAAACCTTTTTGTTATTTGGAGAGGAAAAAAGCACACTATCGAATCTGTAGAAGATGATGATGGCTTAAAGAAAACCATGTCAGTTAGATTGAAGGTGGTATCATGAATATTGAATTTGAGGGTATCGATGAATTGATTCGTGAGGTGGAAAAGATAGAGGGCGTGACGGAAGATTTAAAAGATGAGGCTTTGATAAAGGGTGGAGACTTTTTAAAAGAACAAATTTCTTCTGAGGTATATTCCCATGGCCTTACTAGACGTTCAGGAGAGGCGCAAGGATCCATTACTAGAACTGATCCAGCGAATCATGAATTATTTGTTGGGACAAAGGGTGGAGCACAGGCTCCGGGATTCTATCTATATATGCACGAGTTTGGATTTTGGAATGTTCGTGCTCAGCGGTTCATCGCTCCAAAGCCGTTAGTCTCCATTGTCTATGAAAATAACAAAGACAATATCTTGAATCAGTATGTTGATGTATTTCAAAAAGGGTTGGGTATGTCATGAGTGTTGATCAATTAATTAAAGAAATATTGGAACCACTTGCTCCTACGTCACAGGGAACCTATACAGGAGACGAACCCACATACATTATTTTTAATGAATATAATCAGGCGCCGTGGTTGTCAGCAGATGATGATGAGCAATGGACCAAGCATTTTTATCAAGTGGACGTTTTTTCTTCAGGAAATTTTAATAAGCTTGTTAAACAAGTGAAAAAGGAAATGAAGAGTGCCGGATTTGGGCGAATGTTCGAATCCGGAACCTATGAAACAGAAATGAAAAAGTATAGAAGGATTATACGTTTCAGTTATATATCAAAGGAGGAAGAATAAATGGCTATTAAAGGATTGAAAGATTTACATTATGCTGTGATTACAGCCGAAAGTGAAAAATCAACAACGTACAGTGAAATTAAAAAACTAGGTCCGGCTATGGCATTGAATTTGCAACCATCAATCAACCGTGGGAATTTACGTGCAGATGACGGTACTTTATTTTCTGACGCAGCCAAGGGACCGATCGCTGTTACTTTAAATACAGCATATTTGGAAGAAGAAGTAGAATCGGATATTTTAGGAAAAGATCTAGATGATAATGGTGGATTAACAGATAACGTAAATGATGATCCTCCATATATCGCTATTGGTGGTCGATCTTTAAGCGCACGAGGTGGATACGAGTATTTTTGGATTTATCGAGTGAAACTCGCACCTGCAGAAGAAAATAAAGAAACATTACAAGAAACACCGACTTATCAAACCCCTAACTTAAGTGGAGAAGCTTTACCACGTCTTCATGATGGCCGTGAAAAATATAAGTTGTGGGATCAATCATCTAAAGTCACAGACGAAACGATTTTCGATAATTGGTTCGAGCAAGTAATTGATAGTGACTATGAACCTAACAGTGGTGGCGGAGGAGTGGAAGGTTAATGCATATTGAAATACGTATTGATGGAGAATTAAAAACCTTTACAGCTCCCATAGTTCCTGTTTTAGCAAAGCGCATGTATTTAAAAATCGAGGCAGAGAACGAGAAAAAAGGAAAAGATTATCGGGCGACTGCGCAGCAGCAGCTGGATGAAGAAACAGAAATGGCTTCTATTTTAAGTGATGTCGTGTTCGGCGGTCAATTTACCGTTGACCAATTATTTAATGGTGTCAGTGACAAATATTTTTATGAAAAATTGAGAGAAGCAGTGTTTGGAATTCCAAATGAAACTAATAAAGAAATTGATCAAGAGGGAAACATGAAGGGGGAGTGACAGCGCAAGAGCTGTACACTTCCCTTCTTGTTATGTATAAAAAATTAATGTTTCCTGAACCGAGTCCTATTTATGGAGGAGAAATAAAAAGAACAGGGTGGACGATGTCTGAGATTGATCAGATGGACGTCCACTTTTTTGATGATCTTTTTTCTGAAGACGTTCAAAAAGCAGAGACGGAAGTAACGGAGCATGCCAAGAAGCCACAAGAGAAAGAACATTATCTAGGTGATATTTGGAATTAGGAGATGACACGTAAATGGCCACAAGAGACATAGGTGCTTTAAGGACGAGATTATCATGGGAAGATGAAGGAGCCAATAGATCTCTGGAAGGTTTTAAACGAGACTTAAAAGGTTTGCGCTCAGAGATGAGGCTTGCGCAATCAGGCGGTAAAGATTATACCAATAGTTTAAAAGGAATGCGAGAGCAATCTGACGTACTCTCACGCCGTTTTAAAACCCAGCAGCAACAAGTCCGTGAGTTGAAAAGGCGTTATGAAGAGTCAAAGGCAGTAAAAGGTGAAGATGCCGTTCAAACTCAAAACTTGGCAGCCCAGTATAATCGTGCAGCTGCAGAAATGAATAATACGGAAAATCAATTAAAAAATCTTAACAATGAAATTAGACGTATGGAAAGTCCTTGGACAAAGCTAGGAGAAAAAATGACCAATACCGGTCAAAAAATGCAGGACTTCGGTAGGGGAATGACAGACTTTGGGAAGTCCTATACATTACGTGTCACCACACCAATTGTCGCTGGTGGTACAGCTATGGTTAAAGCGGCTATAGATTATGAATCTGCCTTTGCTGGTGTTCGAAAAACAGTGGATATGAGCGAAGAAGGATATGCCAAATTGAGCCGTGGTATTCGAGATATGGCAAAAGAACTCCCTACATCTGCTGTAGACATTGCGGCTGTGGCAGAAAGTGCGGGACAGTTAGGTATCAAAAATGAATCCATTCTTGGATTTACAAGGACCATCATTGACCTTGGTGAAGCGACCAACATGACAAGGGAACAGGCGGCCACGGAGTTTGCCCGTTTTGCCAATATTGTTGGTATGCCGCAGGATGCATTTGATCGTTTAGGTTCTTCAGTTGTGCAACTCGGAAACAATATGGCCACAACTGAATCTGAAATTGTGCGTATGGGTATGCGATTAGCTGCTCAGGGTTCCCTTGTAGGGATGTCTGAGGCACAAATTATGGCCTTGGCTGCAACAATGTCTTCTCTAGGTATTGAAGCAGAAGCTGGCGGTACTGCTATGACCATGGTACTCAAGAAAATTGAAACGGCAGTTGATGAAGGTGGAGAAGCGGTTGCCGGATTCGCCAAGGCTGCAGGAGTATCTTCCAAAGAATTCTCTGAAGCTTGGAAAAATGATCCTATCAATGCACTTGATTTATTTATTAAAGGCCTATCAGATTCTTCTAATGAGGGAGAAAATCTAACTTCCATTTTATCTGATCTTGGGATTAAAGGTATTCGTGAGTCTGATACTATCTTAAGGTTAGCAGGTGCAAGTGATCTATTGTCAGAAGCGGTAGAAAATTCTACATCTGCATGGGAAGAAAACAGTGCGTTAAGTGATGAAGCTGCTGAACGGTATGCTACTACCGAATCTCAGCTAAGAATTTTGTGGAACCGTGTGAAGGACGTGTCCATTACTCTGGGTGAAGCCATGGTTCCAGCGCTAATGGAAGTTTTAAATGCAACAGAACCTTTAATTCAGAAAATTGAAGAAGGCGCTCAGAGTTTCGCGGATATGGATGAGGAGCAGCAACGAAACATTTTAAAATTAATTGCTTTTGCAGCAGCGATTGGACCAGTTAGTGTTGGTCTTGGTGGTTTGACAACGGCAGTTGGAGGCGTTTTAAAGATTGGTGGCTCTCTCGCTACTATGTTAGGAAAAGCCGGTGGTGCTGGTTTAATAGGACGAATTGGCCTGCTGGGAGTCAGTGGACCAGTTGGTTGGGCTATAGCAGGTATTACTGCTTTAACAACTACTCTGTATCTTCTTCATAACCAATCAAAAGAGAATACGGCTGATGTTGTAGATTCGATAAAGGCACGTCACGACGAAATCAACACACTTGATGATTTAATTGTGCAGTACGAAAAGTTAAAAGATAAGAATAAGCTATCTAGTGATGAAGTCTTACGGTACATGGATATTATGTCTGAGTTAGAAAATGCTAAAACAGAAGAAGCCATTGCTAAATTATCCAAGGAACAAGAGAATTTATTAGAAAAATCAGGTATGACAAATGAAGAGATGACAGAGTTTTTAGGCTTGAATGATCAAATTGTTGAAAAAACTCCTAGTAAAGTTCAAGCTATCTCTGAACAAGGAAATGCATATATCAACATGCTCGAGGCTGTAAAAGAATTGAATTCAGCAGAAAAGCAAAGATTGGCAGATGACACTTATGTGGAAATTACTGATCGGTTGAATGATCATAAAAAGAACCTAGAAGATCAATGGTCGATCCAGAGAGAAATAAAAGAACTAGAAAACAATCGATCTTCCGCTATTACTGATATGTCTAGTGTCACTTCAGAAATAAAAGATAAAGATTCAGAGATCTTAGAACTAAGAAATAAGATTAATAATGCGACTGGCGAAGAATCTATCAAATTATCTGAAAAACTTGTTCAATTAGAGGATGAAAAATTGGTTCTTGATTCTGTTCGCGAAAAACATGACCAACAAATTGACAGAATCGATAAACAAATTGGAAAAAAGAATGATTCTCTAAAGAAAACTGAAGATGAAATCAATGCGTTTAATGATCTTTCATATGAATATGAAGCCATCATCTTATCTCAGGTTGATTTAAATGCTGAGCGAGGCGAGGGTATTAACAAGATTGATGACGAAATAGCTAAGTTAATGACCAATAAAAGAAGATTAAAAGAAAACACGGATGTAATTGAAAGAAATACAGATGGATATCGCAATCAGGTAAATGAAATTGATGATCAAATTAGTAAACTACAGGGCGCAAGAGGAGAATTGCAACAAGTTAATAGTCTTGCTTCTAAAGATGTTTATTCAACTAGAAATCGAGGCGCTCAAGCTCATCTGGGTTTAATAAACGAGACTAGAAGTGCAGGAGACAGATTAAACAGTGTCCTAGGGAAAAATATAGATAAAAATCTTAGTGTAAATCAAACTCCTAGTACTGGAAAATTAGATAGAGATTTATCTCGGCCTGTAACCAAGAGAGTGAATGTATCGGTTGCTGGTGGAATAGGTGGTGCACTTGCCGGTATAGGGTATGCAGATGGTACCCCACCCGGAGGCCATAAAGGCGGTAACTTCTTAGCTGGTGAAGAAGGATGGGAACTTGGTCGTATGGGCAACAGGTGGGAAATGCTTAACTTTGGTCTCTATGATAGACCACGAGGATATGAAGTCTTTACACATGATGAGAGCAAGAAGATTGTCCGTGCATTAAACAATATACAAATACCTGGTTATGCGACTGGTGCTAGATCGCCCGGTGAGGCTAATCGAGTTATCAATGATTTAAACCAACCGGTATCTACAGTAAATTTTGAGGGATTATTTAACGGTGCAGTATTTAATGTGAGAAATGATCAGGATATTAAAGATATCGCTAAACAATTACATGACTATATCAGAGTAAATGCAAGGAAGACTGGGGTGATCTTTTGATTTTATTAGATGATAAATATCGGCCTTCTAATTTTGGTCTTGTTTTGGAAGAAGGACATAGTCATCCTACGACTGGGAAAATCGTTAACAAAACAACATCTATTCCAGGTATGCCTGGACGTTGGAATTTTGGTTCTGAAATACAAGAAAAACCATTTAATTTACCATTTGGGACACAAGGTAGAGATCGAAATAAGCTACAACAACAGTTAAATGATTTTGTTTCTTTTTTATTTAATGAACACGGAAGACCAAGACTATTTAAGCTGGTCTATGACTATGAACCGGATAAATATTATATGGTCCAAGTGAGTGATCAATTTGATCCTGAGAGAGTGCGACCATTTGCGAGATTTAATTTACCGTTAGTTGCTAATGATCCGCATAAATATTTAATTGTTGATTCAGACGAGATAACATGGGGAAGCACTGAGGTTGTTTTTAATTCAACCAGTATCCCTTTCGGCCATTTAGGGATTGGTATACAACAAATCACACAACCTCAAACTATCACATTTCAAGGATTGGGTTTGGCGGTTATTCCTAAAATCACTATAAGTGGTAATGCACGAGGACTTATCTTAAGAGCAAATGATAAGTCTATGTCTTTTCCGAATTTCAACAATGAAACTTGGATTATTGACGGTACGGATTTCACCGTAAAACGAAATGGAGTAGATGTATTCCTTGATAATATTGATTTCCTTGAATTTTTTAAAGGTGAGAATGAATTACAGATAAGTGGGAATAACTTGAATTTTTCCTTGTCTGTGAAATTTAAAGATAAATTTAATTAGGAGGCGGGGCAAGTGCCAACAGAACATATTAAATATGATGACGTTTTAAGACAAGGGACTGACAAATTAAATAAATCTATTGATCAATCAAATAAGGCTGAAGTTGATAGTAGAACTGCTGTAAATACATCTAATCAAGCGAAGATTATAGCAAATCAAGCAAATGATAAATCCAATAGTACACAACAACAATTGAATAATATAGTAATTGAATCAGGAACTAGCGATGCTGAGGTTATCCAAGCTCGTGGAGAATACCCAATATTAAATGAACGATTAAATGCTAATGAATCAAATTTTACCGCAACCCAAAATAAGCTAAATGTTGAAAATTGGGAATTGAATTCAAAATCAAGAAGAAAAAGAGGAATAACCGTCTTCACGTCAGATGATGGGAGGATAGAAGAGTACACTATTGCAAAAAATATTTTCGAAAATGAACAGGTACCTCAAACAATAGCGATAGTATCGGACTGGGTGGGTTCTTCAAATTTTTTGTCAGTAGATCAAATAATGGAATTGCAAAGATTAGGATGGGAGATAGCTTCTCACTCAAAAACACATCCAAGTAATCCACCTATGATTGATAATCCAGATAATGATTTTGTAGAAAGAGAATTTCGAGAGAGCAAACAAGAACTTATAGACATGGGATTCGATGTCTATAACTATATGTACCCGGGAGGGAATTATGGCAAAAGAGAAAGAGAATTTGCTAAGTCATATTATAGAGCTGCAAGAAACTCGGATGGCGGTTATCATCTAGGTTTAAATTTACCACCCTTAAACAGCTATGAATTAAAAACAATTTGGTTGGATCCATCCGCCCAACCGATGAGGGGATGGATTGAAAACGAGGGATTAGCTAATGCAATAGCGAAAATAAAAGAAAGATGTACATCTTTGATTGATCAAGCTACAGAACAGAATGGATTGGCCATTATAAGTACCCATTTCGCAAACATAAATACCCCCGAGCTACAATTGTTGTATGCTGAAATAATCCAATACGCTAAGTCTAAAACAATGGTAACTACTTTGAACGATGCTTTAAATAAAATGGGGAATATCATTGAAATTGGGGACTATTCTGAGACCGGGCAAAGAGCAGCGGGAGAAAATCATTATGTTGTTGGGGTGGACGGATTAATATCTGGGTCATTGTCTGTCTCAGATAGAGATAGGTTTAACCCTCGCACGCCGTTTTCGCATTTCCCTACGGGCGTAACTGTATCGCCCGTTTATGCAACATCTTCCGATGGAGCTCCAAACGACAGAACAGGTACATTAATAAATTTTAAACCCAGAAACCACTCAGAAGGGAACGGATTTGGTTGGCAAGAATATATCATACACACTGATAGGCTATATAAATTCAGACGGGATGTTTTAAGTAATTCAATATACAGTGACTGGTATTCTGACTCATCTATAAATCATCCAGAATTTAATAATTATGATACAACATCTTCTTTTTCTGAATTTCCTACAGGAATAACTTTTTCAAGAATAACTGGAAATAATCCTAACTTAAGCGATTCCCCAGAAGGAACTAGAGGGCTACTGATAAACATAAAACCTGATTTAACTAGTAATTCGCCTTCATACGCCTATCAAGAGTACCACATCGCCACTTCAAATAGAGTATATAAACGGAGGGTGATAGATGTAAATAGATTCGGAGATTGGTTTTTGATAAGTGGCGCTATTATGCCGAGTGATAATGAATATAATATAGATACTCCATTTTCATCATTTCCGATCGGGGTAACATATTCCATAGTGCAAAATCATGATTCAGTGGGATCGCCAATCGAAGGGAAAAACGGAACTTTGATCACACATAAATTAACCGATAGAACCATATACGGTTATAGCTTTCAAGAGTACCATGTATTTAACAGTCCGACAGGAGAAACTTGGAAACGTTTTGCTCAAACCCAATCAACATGGGGAGAGTGGATAAATGTTAATTGATATAACTTGTATATTATTGTAAAATAATCAATGAGAAGGAGGGATGTTTTGAATAAAGCTAAGATAGATAAATATATTGAGTATGGAATTACAAAAATAAAATTAATGTACAAGGAAAGAAAATTTCATCATGATGGAACAACATTAAAATATTTATTAGAAAAAAATAAAAACAGCAATGATTTAATAGTTGTATTTAGCGGGATACCTCGCCCAGGAATTAAAGCCCGTTATAATTATGGTAAAACTTTGAGCAAAGTGAAATCTAATCGGTTATTTATATTAGATGATTTTGGTTTTGATCAACGTGGAAATTATTATCTTGGTAAGGATAAAGACTTTAACGTTGAAAGAGCTGTCCTTAGTTTAATTGATAGTGTAAAAGAGAGCCTATCAATTAATAAAACCATCTATTGCGGTAGCAGTAAAGGAGGATGGGCGGCGATTTATTATGGAGTAAGAGAACCAAAATCAAAAATAATCGCTGGATCGTTACAGTACCTTTTAGGTAACTACATCACATCAAACGAAAGGCGATCTTATAACATAATGTCATATGTGATGGGCAAAAATTTCGATGAAAGTGATATTAAATACCTAAATAATTTATTAAGACAAACAATTTTCGAAAATAAAAATAAAGGTTGGGATTTGAAGCTACACTATTCCGTTGCAGAATACACCTATAATGATCATATGATCTATCTACTAAAAGACTTAGATGACTTTAACATCGAATATGATGAAGACGTACAGAACTATAAAAGTCATGGAGAATTGAGTTTATACTTCCCTCCTTTTTTGCTTAAAAGCATTGAGGATTTTTTGAATGAAGAAAATGACTGTAAAGTTGAACGCATTCACTAAAAATGTTTACAATTGGATGTGATTACTATTATAAAAACACTAAACCTAAACCGACAAACAACAGCCATACTGGAAAATGCATATAATATCGGTTATGAAAAAGAAGTCAACGCCATCTGGCAGGCTTCTTTTTCTTTACCCTTAAATGATCCCAAATTGGATAAAGTGGAACTTTTGAAGTACGTGGAGATCACTGATGGAGGCGAATATATAGGTCTATTTCGCATTATACCAAAGCTGACTATAAAAAATGATTCTACGCAAGAAGCACAATTCCAATGCGAACATGTTTTAGCGACTTTATTAGATAAGTCGCTTTTTAAATACCATCAATTAAGTAATTACACAACCTATTATGTGCTGGACTATCTAATCAACCAGCAAATCCATAAGCACTGGCGAATGGGCACTATAGATTTTACACGCTATTTCCATTACAGTTGGGAAAATGAGAATCTTTTATCTTCCATTTTCAGCGTACCAAGGCCTTTTAATGAGGCCTATATCTGGGAATACAATACGCAGTCTTATCCTTGGACGCTATCTTTAATTAGACCTGATGATACTCCTGTCTGTCGTATCAAGGAAGGTTATAACTTAATCGGTCTGGAAATAGAAGAGGATCCACAATCACAATATAACCGCATATATCCTTTAGGGGCAGGTGAGGGAGTTAATCAATTAACTATTTCTTCTATTAATAATGGTTTGCCTTATTTAGAGGACAGGCAACCAGGAGAAGAAATCAGGGAAATGGTCTGGGTTGATCAACGTTTTACAGATGTCGAATCTTTAAAAGCCAGTGCTCAGGCAATGTTAGACAAGTGGAAAGTGCCACAGGTCACATGGAAAGTATCAGCTGCAGACGTGTCTAGAATCACTGGCCTGTCCATTGATAAATTTAAAGTAGGTAAAGTGGTTAGGTTGCAGTTGAATGACTATCCAGATGTTGATTTGCGAATCATGAAAGAAACCAAAAAAGATATAGCCGGAGATCCGGGGGATGTTCAACTTGAAATTGGAAATGTGCGAGAAGACTTATCCACTACTAATTCCGATCTGGAAAGGCGCCAGCAGATCAATGAATTATATTCACAAGGTGCAACGAATATTTTCAATTTCACTTACCAGGATAATTGCGATGATGAGATTCCGGCCATTATCCCATTTTATATTGACGATGATGTTGTGAACATCAACACAGTAGAACTAACTTACCGTACTAAAAAGTTTCGTGCTTATTCTCAGGCTACACATGGTGGGGGCTCTATTGTCACATCTACAAAAGATGGTGGATCTATCATTCAATCTACGGAAGATGGTGGCGGAATCGTTAAAGCTACAGGCGGCGGGGGAGCCATTGTAAAATCCACTAGCGCGGGTGGTGCGACAGTGCAGTCTACATCCAGTGGAGGTTCAACCGTCCAATCTACTACTTCTGGTGGCGGGACGACAGCGACATCAAGTAGTGGTGGGGGTACTAGCACTTCCACTCAAAGTGGCGGGGGTAGTAATCAAACTAGTTCCCAAAATAGTTCTTATCCAATAGTTGCCTTTGATAGCGGATTAGATCAAGACGGTGATCCCGCACCAGCTGGCAGGCACTTTCATAGAGTGACTGTGCCAACAACTTTGTTAAATCATACGCACAGCGTCTCTATTCCTGCACACAGCCATAGTTTTTCTACACCAAACCATACGCACAGTGTGAGCATACCAAACCATAGCCATGATGTTAGCATTCCAAATCACAGGCACGATGTGACAATTCCAGACCATACTCATGAGATAGAGTTACCTAATCACACCCATGAGATAGATCTACCAGACCATACTCATGAAATTAAGGTTCCAGATCACACCCATGAGATAGAATTACCGGATCATATTCATGACGTCAAACATGAAATTATTGAGTTGGACACTATGCCGGACACAGTAGCTATAAAAGTAGATGGTAATATCGTACCTATCACAAGCACAAGTGGAGATAGAATTGATCTAGTGGATTATATGAATAAGGACAATAGTGGTAAAATAACTCGAGGTCGTCATGAAGTTGAAATTTTACCTGCAGGATTGGCAAGAATCGAAGCAGATTTAATATTACGTGTATTTATTCAATCCCAATTAGGAGGGAATTTTTAATGGTTAAGTTAAATATAACCACGCATAGCGGCGATGATGACATTGTAGAAGTTGAAGAATATAGTGCAGTTGAAATAGCTAAACAAGTGAATGACCATGATATACATGCCATTGCCATTGGTGATATTGTATATAGCAGGATTGATGTTAAGAACATAAAACCTGTTTACGAAGCCGAGTAGGCTTATTTTTTATGACTTAATGTAGGGGGTTGGATATGACAAAAAATGAGGAGATGGGAGACATGGACGCTTGGAAGGAGAGAATGCAACAAGATGTTAGCGAACTGAAAAGCAATTACCATCTTATGAAAAAAGATGTTGAAGATTTACAGCGTAACGACATACGGCAAGACAGTCAGATTGAGTCAATGCAAGAAAAACTGAACGCTATACAAGATGATACCAATTGGATTAGACGCAAGATTACAGGTGCGTTTATAACAGCCTTAGTTACAGCTATTGTAGCCGGTATTGTAGGCATTGCGATATCTAATATATTTTAAGGGGGTGATATCATGCAACCAGCAATTGTACGATTGGTAGTATTAATCATATTGTTAGCCAATCAAGCTTTAATCACTTTGGGGTGGGAACCTTTTCCTTTTAGTGAGGAAGAAATCTATACAGGGGTATCTACTGTAGCAACTATCGTAATGACGCTATACGCTTGGTGGAAGGATAATCCAGTTTCGAGGAAAGCCCGATACAATGAGGAATATTTAAAAGAGCAAGGTCTTAAATAAAGTCAATCCAAGACGGGTTGGCTTTTTCTATTTTTAAAGGAGGAACTTATATGTCAACAGTATCAGTAAACACCTTAATTGATAGGTCAGTACGCAACATGGGAGCAGTGCACGCTGTTGTAAAAGATACAGCTATTGAAGTGATCAAAAGGGCTTATAAGGAAGGTATTAGAGTGCAAATCTCATCCGGTTATCGTTCTAATGCTGAACAACAAAAGCTGTTCAACCAAGGACGAACCACTCCAGGAAATATTGTCACCAACGCAAGACCAGGTCAATCCATGCATAACTATGGTCTAGCAGTTGATTATTTCCTAGTCAGCAAAAACGGCAAAACTGCCTTATGGGATGTCAATAAAAATTGGCGTCGTGTAGCAACTATCGCCAAGTCACTAGGATTCGAGTGGGGAGGGGATTGGTCAGGATTCAAGGACTATCCGCATCTGCAGATGACGGGCGGTTTGTCTTTATCTCAATTACAAGCTGGTAAGAAACCTAACTTAAAATCAAAGGTAGGAGGTAGCAAACCGGCACCAAGCAAGCCTAGCAAGGCTAAAATCGCTGAGGATGGTTTGTGGGGTAAAGCGACAACACGTGCATTACAGCAAGCGCTAGGCACGCCAGTAGATGGCATTATCAGCGCTCAATCTCGCAATGCTGTTACACAGGCATTAATTAGTACTGTGAGATACGGTAATGGCGGTAGCCAAATGGTACGAGCCCTGCAACGCAAAGTAGGATCAAAAGTAGATGGCTATCTCGGTCCTGCCACAATTAGAGCACTACAAAAGCACCTTGGCACACCTGTAGATGGTAAGATCAGCAATCCGTCGTTGATGGTTACACGGTTACAGCAGCGATTAAATGCAGGTACGTTTTAATTTATATTGATGTTAGCTTATGTCTATAGATATGTAGAAAACCCTCGCAGATAAGTTGCGAGGGTTCTTTTTTTATTATCTCGAATATTGAACATTCATTTTGACAGATTGGCTATATACATATCTATAATAATTAACTCTTGCTTCGGCGTCTTCTGCAAAAAAATACTTTGCTCCAGGATAAGTATTGACTTCGAACAACCACACTTTTCCGATTTTATCAATGCCTAAATCAAAGGCAAGAGCGTCAATGGAACGATTGTAAAGTGATTGGAATCTCGTAGGAAGGCTTTTGCTTAATCTGTTTAATTCTCGTTTTACAGATTCCCATTTATCATCGAATTGAGCCTTTAAAAAAGCGTTGACTTCACTCACTCCGCCACCTTGGTTTATGTTTGAAGTAATCGCGTTTCCTATGCCTATTTTGGGATAAATGCACACAGTAGACCACTTACCCTCGGCATTTTTTCGGGTATGTATTCTAACATCAAATGGATGACCTTCTCTTGTTGTAGAGTCGATATAAGGTTGACATATGTACGATCTATCAGTGATTAGTTTATTGAATTCTAAGGAAAATTCTAGTTCATTATATATAATTTCGTTCGAATCAGTTGTAATTTGATAATTTTCGTTAATCTTTTCTACCGAATACACATTTCTTCCTTGATTACTTACTGAGGGTTTTAGCAGTACTTTTCCATACAACTCCACAGCCGATTTAACGTCATTATCTGTTTCTATTGATTTATATGGAATTAGCACGTCGTTAAAATTTCCGCTCTTTTCCATCATTCGGAATACTTTTTTCTTTGATCCCAATCGTTTGGTGGTTAAAAAACCTTGTTCTTCTAAAGATTCGTATATGTGTCGGTGTCGTTCTCTCATCGGTTCGTTGTCTATCACGTCCGGATAACTCGTCTCTTTACGAATCCACTTGCCTTTAATTAAAAACTGTCCGTTAATTTTTTGCCTAGATAAATCGACATCTTCTGGTGTGAAATAGAAGAAATCTATGCCATAATGACCACACACATATGCAATCGATCTAGCTAGAAATGTCGGTTTTTCAGGAAATCTTAACATACCTACTCTCATGAAAACCCTTCCTTTCAATTGTTTACATTTATTGTATCGTATTTTTCCGATAAATACCAT